CGTGTTCCAAGCAGGGCGGCCTAACAACAGTTTGCAGCGGACGACTGGTATGCACCCGCTAATCAGTTTGTCCACGCCCGAAATTTTATCCGCTTCGGTGGTTGGTACTCCCAGCCGCCGCTAAAACTAACCGTTAGACCGCAGACCGTCCGCAGAAATGCGGACGGTTTTTTTATCCCGCGCCGGCCTACGCCGGCGCGCTCGCCGCCGCTATGCGTCGGCTCGCGGTCGCCAACCCGCGACCTGCACCGCGTTTTGGCGGTTAAGCGGACGCGCAAACTCCGGCGATGCTGGCAAGCCGCCGCCCTCGTTTGCGCTCGATCATTTTCGCAAAGCACCGCCGGAGCGGTTCTCTGCACTCTCCGATCTTCGCCCTGGGTGGTTTCCTGTTCCCTGCTGGCAGACTCCCAGCCCCCCGCCTCCCGCGCCCCACACCCCCGCAATGATTCTCTAAAAACCCAAACTGTCCCCCTTCCGTGCGCGGACGGTGACTAGCCCGCCCGCCGCGCCTACACCCGCCAACGCGGACGCGCCTCACGGCGCAACCCCGCCGCGTGTGGTACTCGAATCAAAACACCCGGCCCCCGTTCCGGGCTGGGTGTTTTGATCTTGCATCTTTTGGGGAGGAGTAATGCGCTTTCATTATAAACCCCAATCCCTAGTAAGACAATGGGGTAACTATGATATACTGAATACATGGAAACAGTAGAGGCTTATATCGGACTATTGATACAAGTCCCTTTGGTGGGGATTTTCGTTTGGTTCGCCCTGCAACTCATTCACAAATTCCTATCCTCAATTGAAAGCGTTACAAAATCTTTTACCGTCGCAATCGAAGCCATGACATCCACCTTTGTTCAATCAGCAGACAATCGTGATGGAGCATGGCGCGATTTTATGAATCAACAGCGGGAAGCCAATAACGCCAGCATTGCAAACATGGCCGCCCGCTTCTCTGATGAAATCCGCGTCCTCGGAAAAGAGGTTGCCGAACTCAAAAATCAGGTAAGACAATGAAAGCCAAGCCCAAGAAACCCCAGCGGCGCGGCGCACAACCCCGAAACAAAAACGCCCTAAAACACGGCTTTTATTCCCGCCACTTCAAAGCGGACGAGAATACGCGCCTAGACGCAGAGTCCGAAACGAGCATCACGGCAGAGATCAATCTAATCCGCGTCCTGATTGACCGGCTGTCCACTCAAATCTCTTTTGACGAGATCACGCGCACCGATCAGAACGGGAACGAATCCCGCGACGCTCACTACCTCGCCCAACTCAACACCCTCGCCGCAATGACGACCAACCTTGCGACGCTCATACGCACCCACTATCTAACCCGCGGAAAATCAGGAGCAGTACAAGATTCAATTCTCGCCGCCCTCGAAGAACTACGGCTGGAGATGGGATTATGAGTACCCTCGTGCAGACGATCAAGACCATAGGCCGGACGTTCGACTCGTTCACATCCCGAGCCGGCGGAATCAAAATGCGTCCCTACCAGTTAGAGCCAGCCGCCGCAATTCTCAAATCAATTACAGAGAAGCGCGGAGATACCATCGTTCTGATCATTTCCCGGCAGGCCGGCAAGGACGAACTGCTTGCCAACCTGCTCACCTACCTTGCAACCCTGTTCGCTCACCGCGAGGTTGGGATCGTCGTCGCCAATCCCACCTACAAACCGCAAACCCTCAACGCGCTCATGCGCCTCGAAAACCGGCTCAATGGGAATTTGCTTACCAAATCCCTATGGAGCAAACGCGCCGATTATATGCGTATCATCGGACGTACAGTCATTTCCTTCCTGTCCGGCGATGCGTCCTCTAATGTCGTCGGCGCCACGGCTTCCCTGCTTTTGGTAATCAACGAGGCGCAGGACATTTCGCCCGCCAAATATGACAAAGACTTCGCGCCCATGGTCGCCAGCACCAACGCAACCCGGCTGATCGTCGGCACGGTCTGGACTTCGGATACCCTGCTTGCCCGAGAAGAAGACGCGGCGCGAGAAGCGGAAAAGCGCGACGGAGTCCGGCGCGTGTTCCTCTACACTTGCGAGGATGTGCGGAAGATCGTCCCGCATTACGGTTCATTCATTGACGCGGAGATTGCCAAACTAGGACGACAGCACCCGCTAGTCAAAACGCAATACTTTTGCGAACGGATTGACAATGTTCTAGGCATGTTCAACGCAACCCGCCGCGCTCTAATGCAGGGAGATCAACCAGCGCACGATCAACCCCAGCCCGGCAAAACTTACGCCGTGCTAGTTGATGTCGCCGGCCAAGATGAAGCCCTGCTCAATCTGGACGGCATGGGGAATCCGGGCAGAGACTCAACCACGGTCTCAATCGTTGAAGTAGATTTATCCATGCTCGACACCCTGCAAGCCCCCATATACCGCGTAGTACACCGCTACGCATGGCAGGGCGAGTCTCACATGGTGATCTTCGGCAAACTCGCCTCGATCATCGCGCTTTGGTCGCCGCTCTACATCGTGATAGACGCTACCGGAGTCGGAGAGGGACTTTGGGCGATGCTCCACAAAGCGCACCCCACCCGAGTGATTCCGGTCAAATTCACACAGCAGGAAAAATCCGAGATCGGTTGGCGTTTCCTTGCGATCATCGAAACCGGGCGGTTTCGTGATTGCTGTCTCACGGACGCAGTACGCATCCAATACGACAAATGCCAATCCGAGATATTGCCCGGCCCAGCGAAAACCCTCCGCTGGGGCGTGAAGGACGGGACACGCGATGCAAACGGCTCGATTGTGCATGACGATCATGTTCTAGCCGATTCGTTATGTTCCAAACTCGATGAACTGACATGGTTCATGCCCTCGCCCACCCTCGCCACAGACTACCGCGACCCCCTGGACGACATGCGAGGACGGTACTAATGCCAACACCGAACAGCAGACGGCTTATCAATTTTCGCGGGAGCAATGAATTTGCCTATATCCAGATCGGACGCGGACGAAAGAGCGACCCCAACGCGACGCATTGGGTGGCTTGCAATCCGTCACCGTTCACGCAAGCCATGACAAAGGCTAAATTCATGCTATATCAGAATGTCACAGTCACCAACACGAACAAAGGCGGACTAACCGCCGGCGGCTTCGCCTTCGGCATTGCCGGAGCAATCGCGGGCGGCTTGCCCGGCGCACTTGCCGGGACGCTGATCGGGGCAGGCATGGGAAGTTTTGACTCCAAAATCTCGCGTGGAGTCGTGCAGGTCTCCGCTTCCCCTCGCCCGGCTTCGTTCGTGAAATACGCCAAGCCCTGCATCCCAGACAATGAGGGCGATGTCGTGGCCGGCTTCGTAGAGCCGACATTCACCGAATTTCAACAACAATACCTAGCCAGCAAATTCGACGGCAAGAGCCGTTATGCACAAAACGCGGACACTTTGGAGGCCGAATAATGACAGCAATGGACACGACCGAAACCGAACAGACGTTCTTACTCGGGAGACAATGGGACGGCCTCTACCGTGACCGATATTCCTACGACCGCGACGGGCTGATGGAGGAAGCGATCAAGGCGTGGAGACTCAACCCCCTCGCCCGTCGCTTGACCAACCTATTCAAGATCTATAACCTCGACGGCATAGAGCCAACGAGCGACGACCCAGCCGCCGCAAAATTCCTGCAAGAATTTTGGAACAACGAACTGAACAACATGAACGAAACGCTTGAGGAAATCTCTAACGAGATATTCCTAACCGGCAATTGCTTCACCATCCACTCAACGGACGGGAGCGGCATGACCTACATTCGCGTCATGCCCACAGATCAAATTGCCGAGATCATCACGACACAAAACGACCTAAAACAAGAACTATCCTACGTCACCAAACCGCTGACTCTGGACGCAGAGCCGCAGGTCTTCTACAACCCGCGCAATCCGGCCAACCCATCCCGCGCCGTTTATATGACGCATCACGCGATCAATAAACTCGCCGGCACTTCATGGGGAGAGGGCGAAATTTGGCCGGATTTACCGTGGCTGTCCCGTTATGCCTCTTGGCTCGAAGACAGAGTCCGACTCAACCGCTATCGCTCCGCGTTTATGTATATCGTGCAGGGACAATTCAAGAGCGAAGCAGACAAGCAGGCGCGGCAACGGCAACTAAACGCCAACCCGCCGCGCCCCGGTCAAGTGCTTGTGACCGACCCCTCCGAACAATGGGGCATTATGTCCGCACAACTGGACTCCTTCGATGCTTCCGTGGACGGCATGGCGATCAAAAAGATGATTGCCGTCAATCATGTACCAATGCACATGCTGGCAGAGCCAGAGTCTTCAACCCGCACCACCGCAGACGCGGCAGGGACTCCCACCTACAAGGCGTTCGAGAACTCGCAAGCGTCATTCAAGCGGATTTTAGAAAGCATCCTGCAGACTGTCCTCACAAAACGGATGCAATTCGATTCTAGAATCCCCAAGACCGCAAAGGTCAAGATCAAAGCGGCAGACACGACCGAGCGGGATAATGCCGGCCTCGCTCTCGCCACTTCCCAGATCGTCACCGCTTTGGGCGACCTCTTTGACCGTGAACTGATCGAAAGTGACGAATACATGCGGCTTGTGTACCGCTTCGCCGGCGAAGTACAGCCCGCGAAAGCCGTGCCCCATGGAATCCGCAAACCCCTCAATGCCAAATCCGCCGCCCCCAATGCGGGCGGTATCAAGATCAACACCGAGACCGGCGAGACAAGGACAAAGCAGAAATGACAAACCTGATCTGGACTTCGATCTCGCAACAACCTTGCCCCTCTTGCGCCGCCCTGCATGGACAGGTTCACCCGGCGGAGTCTTGGGAGGGCATAGAGCCGAAAGACCACGCGCTTTATTGCAAGACCTCATGCACTTGCTCACTGTCAGAAACCGATCTACCCGAGGCCGGCGATCTATCCGCCGTCCCCCTTCGGCAATCAATGGAGGCAAAAATGAACGAACGTAATTTAGAGCAGGCTTTTCAATACAACAGCACACCCACCCGGACAGCAGAGGGATACGAGATACTCTGCATCCATGCGGGAACAGCGAACGGCTGGACTTTTAGCGACGACCTGCTAAAAGCCAGTGTGAAATACTTTGCGGGCGTAGAGTGTTTCGCAGACCACGCGCTTTTCGGCGCGTCCGTTCGTGATCTCGCGGGCGTGTTTAGTAATCCGCGCTGGGACGACCAGAAGCGCGGAATCGTTGCCGATCTCCGCCCGGTCGGTCCCGCCGCTGAACTTTTGAGAATGTACGCGGACGAAATGCTAGGCGAGAACGACAATAAGCCAGACATGGGATTCTCGCCCATTCTCATTTTTACAAGCGAAGATAAAACGGTAAAGCAGATCATCCGAGTCCGAAGTGTGGACATGGTAATCAATCCGGCTTTTGCCAATTCCCGTTTTATGGCTACGTTCCAACAATCTTATTCAACCCCAGAGGAAACCATGACACAGCCAACCCCCGAATATAACGAAACATTGGCCGCCATGCAGGAGATCACCGGCGCACAGGCCGAGATCACAAGCGCGGTCAAAGGCGCACAGGAGACTCACCTCGCCATGTGCCAATCCCTGCTCAATACCGCCCTCGACGCGGCCAGCATTGACCTGCCCGAATCCGCGATCAAACTGATTCGCGCAGACTTCGAGAACAAGACCTTCAAGCCGGCTGAACTGAAAGCCCGCATTGAAGCGTTCAAAGATGCTTTCGTTCAGCAGAACGCCGCGGCCTCCATTGTCGGGCCGGCACAGATCACCGGCATGTTCACCCGCGAAGATCAATTACAAGCCGCCGTGGACGATCTTCTCGGCGCACCCCGCGAACAGGGCGCAGAAACCCTCAAGGTTCACCGCTTCTCCGGTATCAAGGAAGCCTACTTGATGCTCACGAATGATTACAACTTCGTGGGTGACATTGACCCGCGCCTCGCCAAATTTCAGGGAACAACCGCCTCATTCCCGAAACTCGTTGCCAATGCGCTCAATAAAGCCATTGTGGACAACTGGAACAGGCTCGGGCAGGCCGGTTACAACTGGTGGGAGAAAATCGCCACCGTTGAATCGTTCGAGACCCTGAACACGATCTCATGGCTTCGCCTCGGGACTATCGCCTCGCTCCCGACCGTTTCAGAAGGAGCAGAATACCCGGAACTGAAACTCGGGGACAACGGCGAGTCCAGCACCTTCATCAAGTACGGCGGTTATCTCAGTTTTACTTTGGAAGCGATGGACAGGGACGACACCCGCAAACTCCGAGCCGCGCCGCGTGAAATTGCGAACGCCGCCATTCGTAACATTTCGGAACAGGTCGCCGCGATCTTCACCCAAAACTCCGGCGCCGGCCCGAACCTCGCAGACGGCGGAGCGTTATTCAACGCGACGGCTGTCACCACAGCCGGCGGACATGCCAATCTTTTGACAACCGCAATGGGAACGGATTACACCGCATGGAACGCCGTCGCCACCGCCATGTATAACCAGCCGATGCTTGTTGCAAACGAGTCCGGCTACTACGGCGCAGGCAAGAAACAGGCGTTAGAGCCGCGCTATGCGCTCGTTCCTCGCGCATTGAAGACCCAGGCCGAAGCCCTGTTCGTTCCGCGCTGGGAAGCGCAGGCGCAGAACGTCGCCGCCGTGTCCCCCACTTGGGGCGGACGTGTTGAGCCGATCGTTGTTCCCGAGTGGACAGACGCGACGGATTGGGCGGCTGTGATTGACCCCGCCCTGCTTCCGGGCGTGATGATCGGTACTCGTTACGGCCTTATCCCGCAGGTCATTCTTGCGGGCGATCAAACCTCACCGGCCATGTTCATGAACGACGAATCCCGCTTGAAGGTTCGTCACTTCCTTTCGGTCGGTATCGGCAACTGGACAGCCCTTCACAAGTCCAACGTCGCTTAATTCCCAAAATGGGAAGCCCCATAAATCCGGGCTTCCCAAATTCAGAAAACTTTTACAAGGAGCAATATCATGGGTTACGTTCACGACACCAATATGGCGCAGTACATCCCGCCAACCGCAATGCATTACGTCACCGGCACTTGGGCAGACTCCGCCGGTCAGGTCTCCGGCACGATCTCGAAGATCAAGACCGCAGGCGCAGAGACCACCACCATTCACGTTCCGATCATCGTCCCCTCGAACGCGATTGCCCTCAAAGGCTCGATGCTGGCATCCGTTGAAGTGGATTACGAGATTCGCACCTCCGCCGCAACCTCCATCACCCTCTCGGTCTCGAAGGTCACACGCGGAGCAGACGGCGCGGACGCGGTTGTGACTTCCGTTACCGGGACTCAAACCCTCACCCCCGCGACGACCGCCGCCACAGTGGACGAACACCGCGACAAATTCACCATCACCACGCCGGCATTTATTGACAATGACGAATACTACATGCTCAAGATCGTCGCAGTCTGTGCGGCTGGGACGGTTTTGGAGATTTTGGGCGCGGTTGCGAACTTCACTTACCGCGCCTAACCATGTCCGGCGATCAACTCCCCGCCAGAGTCGCGACACTTGCCGCGCAAGTCAATGACACCCCGCTTTCGTGGAAGGAATACGACAGCGGAGTGATCGTCATTGTCTTTGCAAACAAGGGAAAAAAGACCTTCGAGCCAGAGCCAGAGCAACCGCAGGCCGGCTCCGGGCTTGCGCTCGACAACTCCGCGCAAGCCGAGGACTCAAACCCCAAACCAAAACGGAGATCAAAACATGGAATTTCAAACCCTGATTGACGCGCTTTCCGGCTTCGGTGTAACCGGCCTCTTTATCGCCCTTCTCGTCCTTGTGGCCGTGTTTGTGGCGAAACGGGCGGGACTTGTCGCAACCGGCGATCAAGCCCGTCTCGCCAATCTCGCGCTCTCCGCGATCTTGGCCGGCCTCTCAACCGACCCAGCCGCCGAGAAAGCACTCATGGCCGCCCTTGCGTCCCTGCTTGCCGCCCTCGCATACGAGGCCATCAAGTACATCGCCAACCGCGCCACGATCAAAGGCTAATTACAAAGGGGAGGCGGACAAAACCGCCTCCCCACCTGCAGGAGCAATCGAATGACCAAATCCCTTTCAGAGATCATATCAGCCACGCAAACCCTCTTACTCGACGATGGGACGCGCTTCTCGACGGCAACCGTTACAGCGGCTTGCCGGCTTGCGCTTCGTGACTTCAATATCGCCGCGCCCGTCAATGCGGGCGAGATCGTGGACGCGGTATCCTCGCAGTACGAATACCCGCTCAATACCGCGGCATTTGCAACCCTGCTCAATGTCCATGACGTTCTACTGCTGGGAACAGACTCCGCCGCCGATCAACACACCCCGCTAAAATTTGACTTTTACTTCGAGGATAACGCTCCCTTTATCCGGCTTCGCACCCCTCAAAGCGACGGACAATATTTGATTGTCCGTTACACCATCCCGAACACCATCGGCGGACTCGACTCCGCCATAGAGTCCACAATCCGCGCATATTGGGACTCGACCATCATTGACGGAACTTGTTATTATTCCTGCCTTATTCGCTCCGCCGGGCGGATTGAAACGATCAACCTCAATCAGAACGTCCCCGACACCCTGCAGAATACCCTTGCATTTTACCGCTCCGCATTTCAATCCGGGCTTGCACAGGCCGCCCGGCAATCCGCGCCGACGATCAAACCCGACACCCACGCTTGGACGGTCTAAATGTCCCGAACACTTGACCCCATCCTGCAAAATGCCCTCGCCACCCAGCAAGGCGAGGTCATTATCCGCGTCAAGACTTGGGCAAATCTCGCCGCCTACAATTCAGCACCCACAGCCGGCACGACCTGGGACTGTACTTCATTCGAGATCAACAACACTTCGGCAAACGCCGAGATCATCACGCCGGATAATTCCTACTCCGCCGCCGCGTTCGATGTATTCCTAATCGTGCGCGGGGCTACCGTGGCCGGCGTGGACTATACCGAAGAATCCGGCCTTTATTTCGTAAAATCCTATACCGAAACGCCGGGCAAAATCCAACTCAAAGGCTCGTCATACCCCAACACGGCAATCACACTCGCAGGGGACGGGACATATCAATCCGTTATCACGGCTTTTTGTACCGCGATCGGAAAGACAGCGACCTTTGCAGACCCGACAGCCGCTTTCCTCGCTTACCAATTCCTGCCAGACGGGAAGCAGGTTATCCTAAATAAAGCGGAACGCTTTGAAAACCTGCTCCGCCAGAAATACACCATCGGAGTCTACGAGCGAAGCCCCAAAGAACTTGTATTCTATGCACCTATAAAATCTGTCTCTGACTGGACAGATATTATTTATGCGGACGGTAAACTAATTCTCGTCGCAGATGCAGGAACACACAAGACCGCATCTTCGACGGACGGCCTATCATGGCAGAAGAACTCCGCGCCGAACTTTTCTAATGCCGTCTGCTACTCTGAAACCCTCGACCTCTTTGTGGCCGTCGGAAATTCAACCTGTCAAACCTCGCCGGACGGGATTACTTGGACTTCACGCACCATCCCGCCCGGAACTTATACAGATGTCGCATGGCATGAAGCCTCCGGCAAATTCCTAGCAATTGACAATACCGGCCTAATTCAAAAATCAACGGACGGGATAAACTGGACGACGATCAATAGTTTTGTTGCTCAAACACCGTCCGAAGATAATCAATGGAATTGCGTGTGTTATGCGCCGTCGCTGGGAATGTTCGCCGCGGTCTCACAGAACGGCACTAACCGCGTTATGACATCCTATGACGGGGAGACTTGGACAGCGCGTACAGCCGCCGCCGCTAACCAATGGCACTCTATTTGTTGGTCAGAAGATTTATCAATCTTCGTCGCGGTCGCCCTCGACGGCGCACCGACAAGAGCCATGACCTCAACCGACGGCATCACTTGGACATCCCGCACAACCCCA